TACTTCACCTTGACTATTAATTTTTATTTCAGACATAAATGTTTTTTACCATATTAATTTTGATACTTGTAGCGAATAATAACGATACCTGAACCACCATTTGCTCCGTTTGTTATAAATGCACTTCCGCCACCGCCACCACCAGTGTTTGCTGTCGCTGCTGTGCCAGATCCAGAATTTGCTCCAGCTCCGCCACCGCCCGAACCACCAGCTCCTGCAGTTGTTCCGTTAGAACCACCGCCACCGCCACCGCTTCTTGCAACAGGAGATCCATTTATAGAACTTGTTACACCAGCGCCACCAGCTCCTGAAAAAGTAGGTGCTCCAGGTCCACCGCCACCATTACTTCCGACCGCTCCTGCACCTCCACCGCCTGCTGAACCATAACTCCAAGTTCCTCCAGTTCCTCCAGTGTTACCTTGAGGAGGACTAACGGGAGGAGTATTTCCTGCTCCACCTGAACCAGAACTAGAACCATCATTTCCTCCTGTTCCTCCACCACCAGAACCACCTGCAACACCAGCAGAAGCACATGAAGGGACTCCAATAGCACCGCCGCCACCACCTGCAGAAGTTATTGTTGAAAAAACTGAACTTGCACCACTAACACCATTAGAACTACTACCAGCACCGCCAGAACCTACAGTAACTGGATAAGCTTGAGCGCTAAGAGTTAAACCCGCTGGTGCATTAAGAGGTGAAGCTGTGTAGGGATCACCAGAATTTTTTCCTTCCCTAAAACCACCTGCACCTCCACCAGCTCCAACTGATCCACCTGCTCCTGCACCACCTGCAACAACTAAATAAGAAGCTCCAGCGCCTCCGCCTTTAGAGTTACCTACAGATGAAACGGTAAATGTACCACTAGATGTGAAAGTATGTATTTTATAGTCACCACTTGTTGTTTCAGTACCACCTGAAGCTGCTATGTAAGTTGGTCCTTCTAAATCACCAACATTATTTTCTACAGTGTATAACCAACCAGAAACTGCATCGGCATTATAAACTAAAACAACTGATGCTCTATTTGTAGATATTCTAGAATCTTGAGGAATACCTTGAATGTTATGCCCATTTCTGTCAATTGTAAGATTGTTTGTACCAAAAGTACCTGCATAATCTTTAAAAGCTACAATGTTTCCTGCACTAGGAGGATTTGGCATAGTAGCTGTGATAGCTCCTCCAGTAGTATTAACAAAATAACCTTTACCAGATGCTGCTATAAAATCTGCTGTTTTAATATCTCCTGTCTGCCAATCAATATCTGATGTAACTAAAGTATTTATATCGGTAAAAGATAATGTACCTGAAGCATTTGTTGTAACAATAGTATTTGCTGCACCATCAGCATTAGGAACAATAAAGTCTTGATCTGCTGCAACAGTAGAAGGACTTTGTAAAGATACTTCGTTAGAATTATCTGAGTCTTTTAGTGTAAGTTTTCCTTGATCACGAATTCGTACATTTGCCATGTCATTAGTTTTGGTATTTGTATCTGATTACAACGACACCTGAACCACCTGCGCCACCACCTGAGTTACATGGTCCACCACCTGCACCAGAACCGCCGCCACCGCCAGTATTAGCTGTGCCTGCTGTTCCATTACTAGGAGGAGTATTTGAAGCTGCACCGCCTCCGCCTCCGCCAGTAGAACCAGCAGAACCAGGCCCAGGAGTAGCACCTGCACCGCCGCCACCTCCGCCAGCATATGCTACAGGAGATGCTGATATACAAGACGTTGCACCTGCACCGCCAACAGCTGATGCTGCACCTGCTACTGGTCCATTAGCATTATTACCTACTGCCGTAGCACCACCTCCGCCGCCACCAGCATATGCTGGTCCGCCAGATCCAATGCCACCATTATTACCTTGAGGAGGACTAACTGGAGGAGTGTTACCTGTTCCACCTGTTCTTGTTTGCCAACTAGATCCACCACCTGAACCACCTGGTCCACCAGCTTGTTGAGGACTTGAATTTATTCCTCCCATTCCGCCGCCAACAGAAGTAACTGTTGAAAAAACTGAGTTTGCACCATTAGTAGCAATAGTAGATCCACAACTAGGCGCACCTATTGCTCCAGATCCACCTGCCCCAATAGTTATAGGGTAGCCTTGAGCAGATACAGGTAAAGCTGATACAGGACTTGTTAAAGGACCTGGACCTGCAGTGTAAGAACCAGAAGCAGTACCAGAAGATGCTCTCCATCCACCAGCTCCGCCGCCACCACCTCCGCCGCCAGGAGAAGCAGAAGCACCACCTCCGCCGCCAGCACCTACTACCATGTAATCTACAGTATTTGATCCTGCAGCATTACCTACAGATGAAACGGTAAATGTTCCTGATCCAGTAAATGTATGAATTTTGTAATCTCCGCTTGTTGTTTCTGTTCCACCACTTGCTGAAATATATAAAGCTTGTGTAGCACCTTGATCTGCAACACTTGTGATTACCCAACCTTGAGTTGCATCTACATAAATTATTTGCAATGCTTCTCTATCTCTAAAAAAAATTGCATCATCAGTTGAGCCTTGTATTTTTTCCGAACCGTTTGCTGCCACAGTACAATTATTTGAATCCCATGTACCTGCGTAATCTAATAAACCTATTTGTGCTCCTGCACTTCCTGCTGGAAGATTAACTGTAATAGCTCCTCCAGTAGTATTAACAAAATATCCTTTGCCTGCTACTGCCGTAAAAGTAGAAGTTTTAATATCACCAGTCTGCCAATCAACAGCGCCAAAACCATCAGCTGTTCCATTGTTTTGTAATGTTACGCCAGAGGGCACCGTAAAGGTATCACCTGAGTCCCCTAGAGTGAAAGAGGTTCCCGACGAAGGAGAGATTTTATTAACTTTAATTTCTGATGCCATTATATTATTACCAAATTACCTGTTATTGTTTGCGTACCTGTAATTGTTACAGGGCCTGCTAAAACTCCTGAATCTATTGTTTGATCATCACTTAACGTAGAACTATGCGTTGTTACATATGCCGTAGCATCCATGCTAGGAGAAGGTGCACGTTTTGCTGGATATGTACAAAATACATCTTTCGTACCTGCTGAAAAATCTACAGCAGCATCACCATTTGTACTTTCAAGAATTGTTGTTCTTGATAACGTATCAGGCGTTGCATCAGTTACTGTGCCAATACCAATTTCATACTCTGTACCAGATTGAGCTACAATAGCATAATACGTTGTATTGGTCGTACCAATCCCCGCAACAAAAGTTTGAAATCCATCACTTGCCCCCGCAAGGTTTACGGTCCCCGTTCCTGTTGTTGTCGTGGTTTCCTTAACACGATCATTGATAATCAATGCCATGTTAAATCCTTACGATAATCTCAGTATAGCTGTGCTTGTACCTGGCGCTGGAAATTGAACAGTAAATGTACCGTTGGTTGCTGTAAAGTCAGAACCAAAAGCTAAAATACAAACTGCATCCGTTGTTGATGTACCACCATCTGTTGTAGTGTTATAGATCATCGCTCCGTTTGCTGTAAAGCTAGCAGAAGTCCATTGAGGATCATTTGAGAAATCAACATAAGCTGTTGATGCTCCTGAACCACCTGTAACCGATTGACCAGTTAAAGTCTCACCGCCTGCTGTGTAAGCCGAACCAGATGTGTTTGTAATTTCATTAGTTGTTGAATAATTTTCTGTAGTTGCATCTAAACTTGCACTTGATGTAAACAATGCAATTTTAAAAGTACTACCACCACTTGCAAAATCATGAAACCCTTTTAAAAGGTCTCTTTTAAATGTATTGCAAACTGCTTGTGATATAGCCATTTTTTTCTCCTATGGTTGTTGAGAAGGCAAAGGTAAACGAATAACACCATCTTGATACTCATCTCTTCGTCTTCTTCCTTGTTGTTCTATTGCAAGTCTTTGCACAGCTTCTTGATAGCTTTTTTCATATTGTGCGAGCAAATCATATGGTCCTTTGAGATATTTAAAAGCCTCAATAAGACAAGCATACAATAATACTTGTGGCGCATTTGTACTAACCCAACTGGTTGTGTTAGTTGCGGAAAGCCCTGTTTCATTACGATTCAAAGCTAATTCTATATTATAAGCGACATCAGGGGTTGGCGCAACATATAATGTGTTCTGATCCCACATAGCATAATATTTTGGTTTACCTTGAGATGTTCTATTAGGCCAATATTCAGTCATATAACTAATATCTTTTTGCAATAAATAACTTCTAACATTAGCCTCAGTTCCTGTAGTTGCATATATAGATGCAGTGCGAACAAACGACATGGTGCTAGGTGTATCTCCTGGCAATACAATAAATTCATTTCCTACACTTAACGTAGTAAATTGATAAGATCTAAAACAATCTAAATCCACTTCTCTAAATATACGAAGTTCCGCTTGAGAAATAAAATCATTAACCACCGTATCTGTTAAAACATCGGAAGATGTTTCTGTGTAAGCTCTAATTTGATCTACAACTTCTGCATATGTACTCATGATATTACCACCGTCGCTGTTCCTAATTGTGTATTCATTATAGTATCTTGATTAGCTTGTGAACTTCCGCTTAATGGTTGCATGGTTCTAACTTGAACCGTTTCCATAGCTCCTGGTGCAGGTATGGGGTTAAATTGTTGTATTGTTTGCATAACTGTTCCAAATCCATTTAAGCCAATAGCAGGAGAAACACCATTAGATCCTCCATTACTCATGATTGTTGAAGTTGGATCATCATTTATATAAATACCTCCAAGAGGTATAGTAACACTAATTACTTGTGGTTTAGCGTGTTGTAAAGATTGTGCATCGGTCGGATGATTAGTTGGATTTAATAAAGGAGATTTAGGTTCATACTCTGAAGTATGTACCCAAGCACCTGTCCATTCCTGAACCATCTCATTATATGGATATGCTTGACCATCTCTATCAGATATTCGTAAAGCAAATCTACCTGATGAATAACGAGCCATTAATAAGTTCCTCCTATTAAACCTACTCTTGGAACAAAATGAGAGCTTACATTTTCTCTATTTGTATCAGCCGCCCTTTGAAACTCTTCTTCATATACTTGTTTTAAAATTCCAATTCTATCAGGCGCGTATTTCATAGCTATGTAGTAAGCTAAACCTGCTGTTAAGCACGGTAAAAATGAAAAAGGTATTTCATTATTATTAGTGTAATCACCAGAATCTTTCATTCTAAGCACAGCATAATAAACGACTGTATAAGCTGCATCCGCTGCAGGATATAAAAATAATTTAGGATTAATTGTTTTTTCAAAATAATATTGAGTTGGTCTACCCCCAGAAGTTTTAACAGTATAGTT